TCTCGCGGACATCGTAAAAAGGAATAATCTCAGCACTTATGTGTCTGAGGCCATCAAAGAGCGCAGCTTGTTCCTCAAGTCTGGCGCTATTTCACGTAATGCTCTGCTCGACTCTCGTCAGGGTGGCACTCGCATTCAAGTTCCCGAGTTCAACCCCACATCTCCAACTGAGGAGATTATGAGTGGGACAGCGACTTGGGGCACCAGTGGCGCTGGTTATCTGACTCCTCAGAAAATTGGCACTGGCACTCAAATTGCAACCATCTGCCATCGCGGTTTTGCGTATGCCGTGGATGACGTTGCAGTTTTGGCTGCTGGCGAAGATCCCATGCTTCACATCCGCAACCAGCTTGCAGATGCAATTAACAAGCTGAACAGCGCTCGTCTGTTCTCACAGCTTGCTGGCCTGTTCGGCACTGCTCTGTCCGGCAACGCTCTGGATTTGGGCAAAGCTGCTGCTTCTGGTGCGGACGAGAACAACTTCCTGACTGCTGCTGCAGTAGCCCGTGGTCGCTCCCTTCTGGGAGAGCGTGGTGACGAGCTGGACACCCTCGTTGTTCACCCTTCTGTTGGCTACTACCTGTATCAGGTTGGCCTGCTGACCTTCTCCACCTCTGCATTGTCTACTGGCGGTGCCGTGACCTGGGGGGGTGGCGGTGTTGGTGTTGGTGCCCGTTCTATTGGCGAATTTGCTGGTATGAACGTGATTATGGATCCTGCAGTCAATACTGTGGCTCCTGGCACTGGCGGCCACCAGCGTGAGTTCTATTGCTATCTCACGAAAGCTGGTTCGATCATGGAGGGCGTTCAGCAGGAGCTTCGGATCGAGGCGGACCGGAACGTGCTCTCGAAGCAGGACGTCCTGTCTGTTGACTACCACTCCACCTATCACGTGATGGGTACTGCATGGGGCGGCAGCTTCGACAACCCGAACAACAGCGATCTTGCTACTGCTGGCAACTGGTCTGCTACTTATGACATTGATTTGGTGCCTATGGTCCAAATCACCGTCAACAGCTCGCTGGATACCAGCACCATCTGATCCTGATCAGAGCAAAGGCCCTACCATTAGGTGGGGCCACCTTCTTTTTTGGCATGGCGTATAGCACTCCCAAAAAGCTGACTGACCGACAAAAGGCCACGTTGGCTCGTCATGCAGAGCATCACACCAAAAAACACATGGCCGAAATGCGGCGTCTAATGAAGGCTGGTAAGACCTTCACAGAAGCGCATAAAATGGCAATGAAAAAGGTAGGGAAGTAAGCCGTGGCTGCAACGATCAACGCTACTCTCAGCAGCGCGTCAGCCAACAGCTACGTGACCCTGGCTGAAGCCGACGCATATTTTGAGACCGTTCCAAGCAGCACGCAATGGGACAACAAGCAAGACGACAAAAAAAATCGTGCATTGATTTCAGCCACCCGCTGGATCGATACATTGCATTTTTATGGTGATCGTTGCGACACGTCACAAGCGCTGAACTGGCCGCGCAACAATTACCACGTTGATCGAGTGGAGTTAGTTTGCACTGCCATTCCAAACGAAATTAAATATGCGACATTTGAGTTAGCGAATGCTTTAGCTAATGACACGGACGCAATTACAGGGAATACCGGTGATAAGGGGCTATACGAAGAAGTCGAACTCGGTGATCTCAAGGTTAAGTACAACACTGCTAGTCAGGCTACGGGAACCGTCAATAATGTTTTTGACGTTTATCCTTGGCTTCAGTCTTATCTTGGCGCTTACTGCTTAGGCGGCAGTGGTGGTTATCAAGTTCGTGTTGTGAGGGGTTGAGATGGCTTTAGTTGATGATGTCTTTGCCCCGATTCCTGCAAGCATTTTGAATGACTGGGGTCAGTCAATCACGTACATAAAAACCGTTACTCCGCGCACTTACGACCCAAGCGACGGAAGTGTCTCTGGAGCGGATACAAGCGTAAGCGTCAAAGGTTTTATTCAATCCATTTCTTCTCGCGAATACGAGGGTGTGTACCAGACAACAGATTTGCAAATAACCATTGGAGCGGAAGAGCTAGACGATTACTACCCAACGCAAGCAGATCGGGTGCAATACAGTCAGTCAGGTGCCACCCGCGAGGCTAAAATTTTAAACGTACAGACTTTTCGTGGGGACAAGCCTGTAATGCACGTTTTAGTAGTGAGGCCGCAGTAATGGGAAGGCGTAAAGACGTTTCTAAAATGCCTAAAGACATTAGGGAGCTAGTCAATTTAATTAGTCGCAGCGCAGCCGTAGAGATTATGAATGACCTTGCGGAAGAAGGCCCGGAATGGACCGGCAAGTTTAAAAATAGCTGGGTCGCTGAACCAGCAGGCAGCGCTTCAGGGGGCGGGGCAGGCAGTTACCCTTACACGCTAAATAACGTTCCAGAAATCCCATCGACTGTTGGAGAAACAGCTAGGGCTAAAAAATTTAGTATTGAAAATACTCAGCCTTATGCTGCCTACGCACTTGATTTAGAGCAAGGTGTTTTTTGGTCTGACAAAGAACCAGTGGGCGAGGTGGTAGCTGAAGGCAAACGCCTTGAGCCTGGTTTCAGGGGAGACGTTTCAGGGGATGGAAACAGCAGAAGCACAGCGCCTTTGGATTGGTACACGACATATGTAAATGGCGCAATGAAAGATGCCCTCAGGAGAGGGGTAACCTTTGCGTTTAAGGCAAAACAATGAGATACCAACAGATTCGCGCTGCAATAGAAAGCCCGCTTCAAACAGCATTTGGAGCGCTTGACCCTGCGGTGCCTGTATTTTTCGACAACATTACAGCCGCCCCTGCAAATTCAACTACTGAATACGTCCGAGTAAATATCACATTTGGTCTTACGACCGAAACAACACTTACAAGCAGCTTAGATTTTGTGCGGGGCAGTGTTGTGATTCGGATTTGCACTGAAAAAGGCAAAGGCCCCGCAAGGAACCAAACACTTTTGGACACCGCTGTGACCACTCTGTTGGGTTTAACAGCTTCTGCCAGAGATGGCGCAGGGATTTATTTGCGCCCTGGAGCGGTCAATGGCCCAATTTTTTCAACAACTGACGCAAGCCCACATTTGGTGGGGCGTATAGACACGTCTTTCGTTGCAGAAGATCAGGATTAGTGCTTTTGCAGTTGCCACGCTAAACTGTATGTGCCGGGTTCCGCCCGTAAGTCCACCCTGCCCCGTCTCTACGAATGGCTACCGTCCTTTCGGGCACCTCTGGCGCCCTCTATTACAAGCCTGCTGGCACATCTGGAACCTTTAAGGCTGCAGATGTAACCAGCGGGAGCGATCAAATCAAAGTCGGAACGTTCTTGAATTTTAAAGTAAACGACAAAGTTTCGTTTACTACAGGTGGAGGCACCCTGCCTGGCGGTTTGGCCGCAGGAACGCCTGTTTTTATCAAGACCTATACAGCCGCTACCGGGGTAGCAACGTTCTCTGCAACAGCAGGGGGTTCGGTTCTTAGTTTGTCAAACGACGGAACTGACGGCACCAGTGCTTTTGGAATCAGTTTCAGTGAGTTCCAAGCAGTCGCAAATGTGCGCTCTTGGAATTTCGAGGTGACTCGCGACGAAATCGATGTGACAAGTATCGGCGGCACGTTGGGTCAAACCGCACCATTCCGAACCTTTATCTCAGGCTTTGCGGATGGTACGGGCTCAGCTGAGGTCTACTTCACTGATGACGACGCTGGCATTTCGGCTCGTTTGATCGAAGACGTTACGCAGCGCAACCAAGCGGGCGCAACGTTCAAGCTGTATATGGATGCAGTCGTAACATCTGGTACGCCGGATGATGCTGCTAGCCGTTCTATTTCAATGGACGCTGTTTTGACTTCCGCCAGCTTTTCAGTGACGCCGGATGATGCCCAGACGATTTCGATTAACTTCCGTCCAACCACTGCGCCTACCTTCGACTTTGCGAAGAGCTAATTAGCGCTAGACAATAAGAGCCTCCGATGACTTCGGGGGCTTTTTAGTGCTAGCGTAATGGTCAAGTAAATTCTTTTTTATGGCACTGTCAGCGATCGAAAGGCTTAAAAAAGCTGCGAATCTTGAGCCTATTAAAAAGACCGTAACCCTTTCCGATGGAACGGATTTTGATATGTGGGTAGCTCCTCTTACGATGGCTGAGAGGGAGCGAGCGCAGCAAAGAGCGAAGTCAGATGATGCAAGTGCTTTTGCTTTGCAGCTTTTGATTGCAAAAGCTAGGGATGAAATGGGCCAAGCCCTTTTCATAGCAGGAGAAATTGACGTGTTGAAGAACGAGGTAAAAGACAAGGATCTCCAGGTTTTAATGCTGGCCGTTATTTCGGATGACAGCGAAGAGCCGATTGACCCAAAAGATTAAGCGCTGAACTTCGCAAAGACAGCTGGCTCATGCTTCAGTTTGGTGTAGCCAAAGAGCTTGGCATGAGCCTGTCAGAGCTAAGAAGGTCGATGACTGCGCAAGAGATTATCGGCTGGAGCGCGTATTTCAACATTTTGAACGAAGACCAGGAGGCGGAATTAGCGAAGGCGCGTCGTCGCAGGTAGAGTGGCGTAACACGGACGGGCTGTTGCTGTGGCAAGTTATAACGCTGATATTGAGCTGCGGCTGCGGACAGAGGCATTAGACAAGCAGTTAAAGAAAATTGAACAGCAGATTGGCAAAATAAGCGCTTCTGGAAAGTCTGTACCTAAAGCTTTAACGGCTGAGTACAACAAATTAACTAGAGGGCTGGACGCAGCAACAGCTGAAGTTATTAAAAGAGGAAAAGCAGAAGAGGTAAACACGCGCGAATTAAAAAAGCAAAGTGCTGAGCTGCGAAAACAAAAGGCTTCTAGGGCAAAAGGTCGTCAGTCAGCGGCACTTGGCGTTGGCTTCCCACTGTTGTTTGGCGGTGGAGCGGGGTCAATTGCTGGCGGCCTGTTAGGTAGTGCAGGCGGCTTTGGTGGTCAGATTCTTGGCAGTGCCGTCGGTCAGCAGGTTGACCAATTTGCTAGCAAGTTAGTGGGTCTAGCCGGAGCGCTAGACGGCGCGGGTGGATCAACTCAAGCGTTAGAAACGCTTTTAGGGGATTTAGACTCGGAAACAAGAAGAAGAATCCAAAACCTAGAAAAGTCAGGACAATCAGCACTAGCAGCAGATGCTGCGTTTCAAAAATTAAGTGATGAAATAGGCGATGATTTGGCTAAAGTTGCAGTTTTAGCTGGTCAGGACTTAAATGCGCTAGGCAACCAAGTAACTAAATTTTTTACAATACTTGGGGTTTCTATTGCATCACTATTTCAGGAAACTTTTTTCCTAAATGCTCGTGATCCTTTAGAGGGCGTGCCTGAGGTAAGCCCAGAAACTGCGGTAGCAAGAGTTACTTCGGGCGAAGCCCTTAAGGTGGCGCGGGCTGAGCTAGAGCTAGCCGAAGCAAAGCTGGCTAAAGATCAAGAAGCTGCATTTGCTGCAGAGAAAAAGTTAATTAATCTAGAAAAGGCCAAAGCTTTATCAGAAATTACGCGCCAAATTCAAGACGGTAGCTTGGATGCACAAATTGGAGAAAATAAGCAAAGAGAAATTGAATTACAAGCTAGAAGCAAAACAGCAGATTTAGCAACGCGTACAGCTGCCGCCGACGAACGCTCTGCTAGGGCAGCAGAACGCGCTGCTGCAGAAGCTAGACGTGAGGCCGACAAAGTTAAACGTGAGGCCGACGCAGCGTCCCGCAAGCTGGATGAACGTCAGAAAAAAATCAATAGTGCAGCAGTTAGCTTGATCGACGTTTCAGTCGAAGCTCGTAAATTAGATGCGGGTAGGCTTGCAGCTATTGACAGAGAGCTGCAGCTCATTGGGAGGAAGCAAGGATTTATAGAACAAAATATCAAACTGTCTGAAAAAGATTTACAAACTCAGCAAATGTTGTTAGACGCATCTAGACAGAAGATGCGGAACAAGGAAAGAGAGCTTGAGCTGGAACGAGCTAGAATTAAGTTAGCTCAGGAGTCTCAATTAATTGATACCAGGAGAAGTGGAGAAGATTTTAGGAGGGGAATAGCGAACGAGTCAGCTGGCATTGCTCTAAGTTTGCAAGACCCGTTTGGCACGTCTCAGCAAGTTCAAGAACAAGTGCTCGCGCTTGAGCAGATGGAGCGCCGTACGGCTGCTTTGCTGCCGTTGCAGCGTGAACTTAATGATTTAGAGCGCGCCGCACAAGAGTTTAAAGGGAAAGAAGATACTCAAGCTGCTGAAAACAGGCAGGTGCGAATAGACGAACTAAATGCAATTATACAAAAAAATTCAGAGGCTTTAGCGGGGTTAGAGCAGCTTGAGCTTGCTCAATCACGTTACAATCAAGTGCTTGAAGCCGCTCAGCCATTTGCAGACGCATTTGCAAGCGGGCTGCTTGACGGCATCACCGGAATTGTCGAAGGGACGAAAACAGCAGAACAAGCCTTCGCTGATTTCTTGAACAACATTGCAAAGATGCTGATGCAGACAGCGCAGCAGATGATTGCTCAATACATAGCGCTAGGCATTGCACGTACTTTCGCTACGGGGGGCGGGGGCGGGGATATTTTTTCTCAGATAGCTAGCCGTGGTGGGTTAAGAGCGGCTGACGGGGCGGCATTTGGAAAGAACAATATCCTCCCCTTTGCCAAGGGCGGAATCGTCAACAAGCCAACAATGTTCGCTTATGGCGATGGGGGCGCAGGGCGCTTCGGGCTTATGGGAGAAGCAGGCCCTGAAGCAATACTTCCGCTTAAGCGTGGACCGGGTGGCAGGCTAGGAGTTGAGAGTTCTGGCGGGGTTGGTAATGTTGTGGTGAATGTCGATGCTTCTGGGTCTCAAGTGCAAGGTGACAGTTCAAGCGCATCACAGCTTGGCAAAGTGATCGGTGCCGCCGTTCAGTCTGAGCTGATTAAACAAAAACGACCTGGAGGCTTGCTAGCAACCTAATGGCTACTTTTCCTGCATTCAGTCCTGCCCCTGGGATGCAAAAATCAAGCGCACCGTCAGTGCGGACTGTGCGTTTTGGTGATGGCTATGAACAGAGGCTAACGTTTGGCCTCAATCAAAACCCAAAGGTTTTCAACTTTACTTTTAACGTCTCAGAGGCCGACTCAGACATTATCGAAGCTTTTTTAGACGCTAGAGCTGCAGACAACGTAGCTTTTAACTTCACGCCACCTGGCGAGGCTAGTAGCTCTAAATTTGTTTGTGAGGAGTGGAACAAGACAATAGAATTTATAGATCGTGCCACAATTCAGGCAACATTCAGGCAGGTGTTTGAACCGTAATGGCTGTTGCTGCTTGGGCTGCTAATACTGCTTTCTCTGTCGGAGATGTTCGACGGGCTAGCACTACGCAGAATAGCGGGCTTGTTTTTAAGTGCTCGGCAGCTGGAACGTCAGGCAGTTCAGAACCAGCATGGCCGACTGATATTGGCAGCTTGATAACTGATGGTAGCGTTATATGGATTGCGATTAGTTCTGTTTATGCTGACCTTTCAGGGTTGTCGGTAAACGCAATTATTGAATTGTTTGAGTTGCATCTCGACAATACTTTGCATGGCGCGACAACTGTTATCCGTTGGCACAGCGGCTCGAATGCAGATATATCAGGCGATATTGTCTGGAACGGGCAAGCTTATTCAAGGCAGCCAGTCAAAGCCGACGGGTTTGAATTTACAAGCGCTGGCAGCTTGCCTCGCCCTACTTTGACTGTTTCCAACCTCGATAGCATCATGACAGCGTTGCTGCTGCAGGTTAATCTCACAACCGCAGGAAACGACCTTAATGGGGCGAAAGTATTACGTATCCGTACACTAAAAAAATTCTTAGACGGGGAAAGCTCAGCAGACCCCTACGCTACTTTCCCTGTTGAAGAATGGTTTGTTGATAGGAAAGCAGTTGAATCGCGTGATGTGGTTAGTTTTGAGTTGGCAAGTAAATTTGATCTCAATAATAAAAAGATTCCAGGGCGCTTGGTAGGTGAAAACGGTGAGCTACCTTTTGGGTCTTAATTGAAAACGGAGTTTTTGATGACCTTGCCCCCGTCGTTGAAGCAAAAAATTTTAGAGCACGCTACTGAAGAAAGCCCGAAAGAATGCTGTGGGCTTGTTGCGGTGGTCAAAGGCAGGCGCAGATATTTCCCATGCAGGAACCTTGCAGTCACACCTGAGGAGCATTTTGCATTAGATCCGCAGGACTATGCAGCAGTGGAAGATCAAGGCGAAATCGTTGCTGTCATCCACAGCCATCCATGGACTAACCACGCGCCATCACAGGCTGACAAGGTGGCATGTGAAGAGAGCAAATTGCCCTGGTATATCGTCAATCCCAATACAGGCAACTGGGGATATTGCGAG